GTGGCATTTGATAATATACCTACGCCATTAATTGTGCCTGTGAAGGATGCATCTCCTGAAGAATCAATCGACATTCTTACTGTGCCATTTTGGTCAAATACAAAACCACGACTATTGCTGTTATGTTTAAATGTTAGTCCTGTATCATCTACAAAAATATCTGCTGCATAATTTGATGTAACATCATTTGCTGAAAGCTGAACATAAGCTGATGTTTGGCCTGATTTTTGTGCTCTTATTTTACCAACTGTGTGTAAAGGAACAGAGGGACTTATAGTTCCCAAGCCAAATTTGCCATCTTCAGTAAGAGTAAATTGATTTACTTCTGTTGATGTAGAGTTGTTTCTTGTTATTAAATTACCACCAGAATAACTAAACTGAATAAATTTTGAATCATCTGTATCAGTCAAGCGTAATTGTGAGTTTGCTGCTGCTATTTCTACAGTATCTGTTGGGCTTGTAGTCCCCACCGCGACCTTATTGTTAAATAAAGCTGTACCAGCATCCGACATGTCGAGGGTAAGAGCAGTTATTGCTGAACCGCCATCATTACCTTTGAATATTATGTCTTTATCAGAAGTTGTTGATTTGATAACAAAATCTGTTGATGAGTTAGTAAGTTCTCCAAAGGTAGTACCAGCATCTTTTAATAATATGTCAGCGCCATCAGCATCAAGAATAATATCACCAGCACTATCAAGTGTTAGATCACCACTAGATAAATCTATTTCTGTGCCATCTATAGTTATATTGTCTATTACGACCCCAGCATTTGCAGTCACAGCACCACCTACGGCTAGAGTAGAAGCCATATCTACAGCACCATCTATGTCCACTACATCTAGGTTAGCTGTGCCATTTACATCTATTGAACCTTCTAAGTCAATATCTCCATTGACTATAAGATCATCGGTAACTGTTAAGTCATCTTCTACTTTTAGATCGACTACATTTAAACTCGCAAAGGCATCAACCA